GATATAAAAATATTAGGTCCCACAAATGCGAACGGGCCTAGATTTTATATGATGGAAGATTCCAACAATGGTGCTTTTATAAAGTATGATGGTTCAACAAATGAGGGTGAGCTTGGTGGATTAACAAGTTCAAGTGAAAATACTGTTATGACTTGGAGTAGGTCTGCAAGTAAAGTTGTCTTTAATGAAAACTCTCTTGATATGGACTTCAGAGTTGAGTCAAATGGTAACGCAAACATGCTGTTTATTGATGGTGGTAATAATAAGGTTGGTATTGGAACGGATAGCCCTGACACCTTACTAGAGCTTTTTGCAGATAACCCAGTTTTAAGATTAAGAGATTCAAAAGTAAAAGGTAGTAGCTGGGCAGCGGGTGATGCTTTAGGTGGTTTAGAATTTTATACATCAGATACAACTGGTATTGGAACACATACAGTTGCAAGTATTAAAGTTGTAAATGGGGGTCAAGCAGTACAATCACCTGATGGTGAAATAGTATTTTCTACTGGTGCTTACAATACCGCAGCTAGTGAAGCTATGAGAATAGACTCATCAGGGAATCTGCTTGTGGGTAAGACTTCTGACGATGGAACAGCAGGTGTTCGTATTGGTGGTTCAGGAACAATTGTACCTATAGCTTCAGGTATTCCAATTATTGCAGATAGATTATCTTCAGATGGGGAGATTATTAGGTTTAGAAAAGATGGCGGAACAGTTGGCTCTATTGGTACTAATAATGGTTCATTATTTATTGTAGGTGATACTTCGTCAGGTAATGGTGCAGGTCTTAAGTTTATTGATGGAAGCACAGAAAGAATAGTACCTGCAACTTCAGGCGGTGGCGAAGTAGATAATTTAGTAGATTTAGGTCAAAGCACACATAGATTTAAAGACCTCTACCTTTCAGGTGCTGCTAATGTTGGTGGTGTTGAAGTTTCAGACACAGATGATATAAGGCTTAGATTTTTAAATGGAGCTACTTTTAAAGCAGGAATACAAGTAGCTACTACAGCAGGTGATATGATTGCAACGTCTTCGGTAGATGATTTAGCTATTAGGTCACAATCTAATATGCTTTTTGCTACTGGTGGCAACACAGAACGCATGCGTATAACTGCTAATGGTAATTTGCAGATGATTGGTCAAACATCTTCATTTGAGTCTCCAGGATTTACTTATCATACAAATAATTATCTTTATTTAAGAGGTGGCAGCTCAGGATTAATTTTATCTGATGATTCAGGTATTAATACTATACAAATTATCGATGGTTCGTCTGGATATATAAATTTTGAAACCGGTAATGGGTCATCAAAAATGCGTATTAAGAGTAATGGCAATGTTGGAATTGGAGAGACTGGCCCGGAATATCGTTTACAGGTTGATGGTACTAATGTTTTATCGGGTGGTGGTTTAGCTAATCTTTGTTTAGTTGATAGAACTGCTTACAATGGTACACTTCCGGGTGCAGGAATAACTTTTAGAGGTGAATATACTAGTGGTGGAAATACAACTAATTTTGCAACAATACAAGGTATCAAAGAAAATACTTCTTCAGGAAACTATGCTGCTGCATTAAGATTTACTACTAGAGCTAATGGCGGTAATCTTACAGAACGCATGAGAATTGACTCATCAGGAAATGTTGGAATTGGTACTAGCAGTCCAGGCGATAATCATGCCAAAGCTAATAATTTAGTAGTTGGTTCAGGTTCAGCCGGCGGTATAGCAGTGTATAATGGAACATCTGAAGGTTGGTATGCTTTCTCTAGAGATAATGCAAATAACACAGATGCCTACGATGGTGGAATAAGCTATGATGGAAGTAGAAATTTAAGATTACATACTAATGCTGGTGGTGTAAGATTAAAAATAGATGGTACAGGCGACACTGAAATATATGGCCATTTAAGCTTTGAAGATAATAAGTTACTTATGTTTGGTGGCGGACAAGACGCAAGATTATATTTTGACGCATCAACTAATGCTCTTTTTATAACTGCCGCAAATGGTACAGCAAATACAATAAATATGACTACTAACAACTTTAGCATTGGAGGAGCAAATGCCTTAATTTCAGGTACTGCTAACGACTCAGTAGTTATAAATCAAGATGGTGCATCAAATGTCGACTTTAGAGTTGAATCAGATAATGAACAATATAATTTCTTTTGTGATGCAAGTAGCGAAATAATACATTTTGGAGAAGGAACTAATAGTGATGTACAATCAGTAATACCTGCGAGAACATTAGCAGGTAGAAGACACGGATATCACGGCGGAAACAAACAACATGCTGGACAAACATTTAAATATTCAGAAACAACCACTTGGACAGATGCAATTAAAATAGATTGGCACAACGTATCATGGGGTGCTGTCTGCATGAGAATTACTGGACAGTATTATTATAGTGCAAGTGAGAATTTTAGTATTGTAATAGGATTTCAAGGATATGGAGAAGTAGGAAGTTCTACTTATGGTCATAATTCTGTATCATATGATGCAACTTCAAGTGGTTCAGGGACTTGGACTGATGCTATTCAACTTGCCCAGACAGCTGTTGGAGAAACTATGATAAGGCAAAGAGCTGGAGATACTACAGGAGATATAATTTATAGATACGAATGGCAATGCTATGCAAGGTCAAATCAACCAATATTAATCATAGAACAGTAAAGGAAATTATGGATATTTTAAATATATTATTAGAAAAAAAAGGAACAGGCTTAACTGCAGAAGAGACTGCTGCAGCTACAGAATATGGCTTAGCTCAAATAAGAAAAAGACGAGATTACTTATTAGGATTAACAGATAAATATACTTCATCTGATTTTCCAATGACAGATAACCAAAAATCAGCAATGATAACTTATAGGCAAGCTTTAAGAGATATAACAAAAACAACTCCAATAGTGGATTGGAAAAATGGTATAGTAAGTAATGTGACTTGGCCAACTCATGAATTCGTATCAGATTTTGATTTTAAAAGCGCTGGTGTAAATCACTTAGCTCCAGGGCAAACAACTTAGGAATATAAATAGATAAATGGCATTCACATTAAACAGAAGATTAGCACAATTAATAGATAGTAACGGTCAGTTAAATACTGGTAAAATACCTAACGACTATATTACAAGCGACCATGTTGCAGATAATACTATTACTTCTGCAATGTTGCATACTTCATTTACAGTATCAACAAGTAATTTAACTTCAATTGATACTGATGATGTATCAGAAGGAAGCTCAAATCTTTACTTTACAAACGCAAGAGCAGATGCTCGAATTGCATCTGCTGATACTGATGATTTAAGTGAAGGTTCAACTAATCTTTACTTTACAAATGCAAGAGTTGATTCGCGTTTATCTGGTGGAACTGGAGTTACATATTCCTCAGGTGAAATATCAATAGGACAAGATGTGGGAACAACTGCTACTCCAACATTTGGCAATATTACAACAACTGGATATTTAGCAGGTCCTGCAACATTTACTATCGACCCGGCTGCAGTAGGAGACAATACTGGAACAGTCGTTATCGCTGGTAACTTACAAGTTGATGGAACAACAACTACAATTAATTCTACTACAATGACAGTAGATGATTTAAATCTTACATTAGCATCAGGAGCAGCCAATGCAGCTGCAGCAAACGGAGCAGGTATTACAGTTGATGGTGCTAGTGCTACTATTACTTATGATGGCACTAATGATGTATTTGAAATTAATAAAGGGATATCTATTACAGGTGCTACTTTAGTTTCTGACGATCAATCGAACGATTGGGTTAAACAAAGTGTAAGTGGTACAACTTCTACTTTAACATTTGGTAATACCGAATCGACATCTGGACAAGCTAAGTGGGAATACACTAGGTCGGATGGAAGATTTAAAGGTTATATAGGAGCTAATTCAGTAAATAACTTTATGTCTATCATTTCAACAGGCGAAATTGGAATTGGAACTGATAATCCTAATGCTGATTTACATATTTCATCAGCAGGTGGAACTGAGCTACATTTGCAAGAAGAAAATGCTGGAGCAGCTGCACAAGTTAGATTTACAACTACACAAAATTCATTTGAGATAGGTGCAGATGCAAACCCACAAATATTTTTTATTAATACTACTGGTAATCAAGGTAGTGGTCTTTGTATGGACACAAGTCATAATGTTGGAATTGGAACTGATAATCCTTATACCTTATTAGAACTTTCTTCAACAGACCCAATTATTAGAATGACTGATAGTAATGGAGTTGCTGATAAATCAATTTATGAAATGAGAGCAATAGGTGCATCAGGTTATGAAAGTCTTGAATTTAGGTCAGTAAATGATGCTAATAGTGTCTATAATAAATTATTAGTTTTAAAGCATGGTGGAAATATTGGTATTGGAACGGATAGCCCTGACTATCAAGTTCATATTAAAAAGACTGGGATAGCAGAAATGCAACTAGAAGGAACAGTAGCAGCTGAATTCAACTTACAAGACAGCGGTGGTACAGCCAATCAAAGAAGAGGTAGATTAACTCAGAATGGCTCTGGATTAAAACTACAAGCCGTAAATGATGCAGATGATACAGTCACTTATGAATTTATTACGATGGATTGTTCTACTGGTCATGTTGGTATCGGAACAACTAATCCTGATAATGCTTTAATGGTACAAGGCGCTTCTACAGCTGGCGATTCTTCAACTGGTAATCTTGCTTTATTTGAAGGCCCAAGTGGAACTAATGGATTAAAAATATTTGTAGATGATACAGCAAATGCAGCAGGATTGCAGACAATTGGAGGAGATTATTTACTTTTAAATCCTCATGGTGGCAATGTTGGAATTGGAATAGATGACCCCCAAACTAAATTACAAATTGTAGGCTCTACAAATTCCGCGACCAGTACAGGTGGTACTCTTGGTATTAGACAAAAAGGTGATGGCAGTAATGATGGTATAACAATCACAAGCTCTCATGCAAACTCTGGTAGAATTTATAAAGACGCGTCGGGTAATCTTCATATGTATAATACTGGTGGAGATGCTAATGATTTTGTTTTATCTAATGGAGGCAAGGTTGGAATTGGAACAGATAATCCTGTAAGAAAATTAACAGTAAATAGTGGAACAGCAAATGCCACTGCGCATTTTGAAAGTACTGACAGTACACAGTATATTAGTTTAAAAGATTCAGCCGGTCAAGTTGCAATAGGAAATACTGGTGCTGAAATGCGTTTCTGGACTGGTGATGCAGTAACAGAAACTATGCGTATTGACGCTGATGGAAAAGTTGGAATTGGAACAAATGACCCCTCCGAAATGCTTAGTATAGAAACGGACTCTAGTAGTCCAGCAGTACTTGTTAAGGCAAATGGTCAAGGCGGCAATACAAGTATCACATGTTCATTAATTTTATCTAATGGCTCACTAAGCTCTAATGATTCTGCTCCTGCAGTATATTCATATAGAACATCAGATTACTCTGTTACAGCACTTAGAAGTTCTGGATTAAAATTTCAAACTACTAACTCTAATGCTCCTGTCACTGCAATGACTATTAACAACACAGGAAAAGTTGGAATTGGAACTGATAATCCTTCAAGAGAACTTCATGTGTATAAAGCTAGTGGCAATGTGACTGCTCAAATACAATCAGGCAGCTCAGGAGTTGCTGCGTTAAAGCTACAAACAAGTGCTGGTACTTCTACTGTTTATACAGGCGTAGGTTCTATACAAGGTTTTCAGTTTTATGCTAACGGTACAAGTGAGGCTATGAGAATAGTTGGCGCAACAGGCAATGTTGGAATTGGAACTGATAATCCTGCAGAAAAATTGCATATTAGAGACTCTAGCACAAATGCAGATGTCTATATAAAAATAGCAAATGATTCAAGAGATTGGTTTATGGGAGTTGAAGGTTCTAATTCAGATATACTATCTTTTAAAACTCATGACGCATCAAATCTTTTAAACATTACATCTTCAGGCAACGTTGGTATTGGAACGAATAATCCTCAACAAAAATTACAAGTAGACGGAAATATCTACTTAGGTCCAAATGATACCACAAATTATGTGCATAGTGGAGGAAATTTAATTCTAACAGCAGATACAACCGTTAGTATTGTTGCTGATGCAAATGATACAGCGGGACCAGCTTCAGGTGGAACTATTCTGTTTGGTGCAGGTTCAAACACAAACACGGATTCAAATGCAGACTTTACAGATGCAGAATTTGGTGGTGGTGTACCTAGAGTTGAATATGGTAGATTTGATGCCACTGGATTTTTTGGAATTGGAAACAATGCACCTGCGGTTAGTTTAGATGTTGGTACTCAAACAGATGCAATAAGAGTTCCAAATGGAACAACAGCTCAAAGGCCAACTGTATCAGCCGGTGCAATAAGATTTAATACAACATTAGGAAAATTAGAACAATATAATGGCACTGTCTGGAGAATATTAACTACTGTATATACTATAGATTATCTAATCTTAGGTGGCGGCGGCAGTGGTGGTGACTGTACCTCTCCTGCTAGATTTGGTGGAGGTGGAGGCGCCGGTGGATTAAGAACATCTTATGGTACCGTTTCTGGTAGAGCTTCTTCAGCAGAAAATCCGTTAGAAGTACAACCTGAAAATACTTTAACAATTACTGTTGGTGCAGGAGCTGCAGGTGGAGTATCCAGTCACGATACTGCTGGAACACAAGGAAATAATTCAAGTATTTCTGGTGGGAATTTTACTACTGTTACATCACTCGGCGGCGGTGGCGGCGGTGGTAATAGTGTAGTTGGTACAGATGGCGGTTGCGGAGGCGGTGGTCAAGAATCGACGGGTGCTGGTAGGTCAGGAACGGCTGGTCAAGGATTTGATGGAGGAACTGGTTCAGAGTCTGCAGACCGCGGTGGTGGCGGTGGTGGCACTGGAGCCAATGGAACAGGCACTGATGGAGGAGCAGGAACATCTGTAAGTATTACTGGAAGTGCTGTCACTTATGGTGGTGGTGGAGCTTCAAGTGGTTCAGGCGGTTCTGGAGGTGGTGGAACTGGAAGTACAAATGGTACAGCAAATCTTGGCGGAGGTGGCGGAGCAGCGGGTTCACAAACTGGAGCAGGAGGTTCTGGAGTAGTAATACTAAGAATGGCTACTGCAGATTATAGCGGAATAACAACTGGTTCACCAACAGTAACTACATCTGGGTCTGACACTATTGTTAAATTTACAAGTTCAGGAACTTATACTACATAGGAGATATTATGGCACATTGGGCAAAAATAAAAAATGGTAAAGTAATAAATGTAATAAGAGCTGATGAAGATTTTTTTGATACATTTGTAGATAGTACACCAGGAGCATGGTTACAAACATCTTACAATACAAGAGGTGGAGTACATTATGAACCTGATTCAAATACACCATCTTCAGACCAGTCTAAAGCATTAAGAAAAAATTACGCAACTGTTGGTTATACATACGATACCACAAAAGATGCATTTATACCACCACAACCTTTTCCATCTTGGACATTGGACGAAGATGCTTGTGTTTGGCTACCACCAACATCAAAACCAGAAGATGAAAATACTTATTATTGGGACGAAGAAAACCAACAATGGACTGCAATAGAGGAATAAACTATTATAAATAGAATATAATAGGAATTAAATATGGCAAAACCAAATAGCAAACAAACATTTATCGATTATTGTTTAAGGTCACTAGGTGCACCAGTGATTGAGATAAATCTTGATGAAGACCAAATCGATGATAGAGTCGATGAGTCTTTACAGTTCTATCAACACTACCATGCAGATTCAATCGAAAAATTTTATTTAAAACATCAAGTTACTCAAACAGATATTGATAATAAATATATTACAGTCAATGACTTAATTACAGATGTTGTAAGAGTTATGCCTATACGAGATTCTGTTACATCTACTGACATGTTTGATATACGATATCAAATACATTTAAATGATATTCATTCAGTCGGCTTTATGGGTAATTTAACTGAATATGTTATGTCAAGACAATTTTTATCTTTATTAGATGTAGTTGTCGATTCTGATGAGAAACATATTAACTTTGAAAGACATAAGAATCAATTAGAAATATTTATGGATTGGTCTGAAGAAGTACAAGTTAATGATTATCTTATTGTTGAATGCTATCGTATTATTGACCCTGATACATTTACAGATGTATATAATGATTACTTTTTAAAGAGATATTGTACAGCATTGCTAAAAAGACAATGGGGTCAAAACTTAATTAAGTTTGAAGGTATGGTAATGCCAGGTGGAGTAACATTTAATGGCCGTCAATTATTTGATGATGCTAACGAAGAGATAACCAGATTAGAAGAAGAAGCAAGATTGAATTGGGAACAACCAGTCGACTTCATGACAGGATAAAACATGCCGAGAAATGTATACTTTTCTCAGGCCGTAAAAAGTGAACAAAACCTTTACGAAGACCTGATAATAGAATCATTAGGAATATATGGACAAGATGTCTATTACATTCCTCGTACTCTTGTAAATCGTGATAATGTATTAGGTGAAGACCCAGCATCAAAATTCGATGATGCATATCTCATGGAAATGTATATTGAAAACACCGAAGGATTTGAAGGTGCAGGAGATTTATATTCTAAGTTTGGATTAGAAATAAGAGATGACGCAACCTTTATTGTATCAAGAAGAAGATGGGAATCAAGAATTGGTGTATTTTCATCTAACCTAGTTGACCCAAGACCACAGGAAGGAGATTTAATCTTCTTACCAATGACAAATTCATTTTTTGAAATATCCTTTGTAGAAGATGATTCACCATTCTATCAATTATCAAACTTACCAGTTTATAAAATGCAATGTCAATTATTTGAATATAATGATGAAGAATTCGATACAGGTATTGGAGAGATTGATGATAAAACTGCACAATCTGCATATCAATTATCGATGGATATTAATATCACTGGTGGTAATCACTATGAAGTTGGTGAAACTGTAAGACAAACAGTATCTAGTGGTGTAGTTGTATTTGGTGAAGTTGTTTCAAGAACAAAAGTATCTGATACGAGTTCTCAAATATATGTTGCAAATATTGGTGCTACAGGAACAACAGAATATAAAAGCTTTATTGAATCTACATCGGCTTCATTAGTAGGCGATAATACTGGATATAGTGGAACTATAAATGCTATATATGATAGTATAGCTGATGCCTCTAGTGGTAGAGTATTCTCGACTGATGAAGCTGCTCAGAATATGGAATTTGAAATAGATGCAGATGGATTTATAGACTTTTCAGAGTCTAATCCATTTGGCGACCCATCGGAGACGTACTAATGTTTAGTGACCATTTTTATCACGCAACAATGCGTAAATCAGTAGCTGTATTTGGTACACTATTTAATAATTTAAGAGTTATTCGAAAAGCCGCAGATGGTAGTGTATTAAATCAAGTTAGAGTACCATTAGCTTATGGACCTAAACAAAAATTCTTATCACGTTTAGACCAAGAAACTGGATTTGATGCTCCTATGGCAATCAAATTACCAAGAATGGCTTTTGAAATGACATCACTTACAATTGATACAGCTCAAAAAATGCCTAAAAGAAATAAGATTGTAGAATTACATGCATCAGATGTCACGAAGAAAAAGACAATAAAACATTGGACATCATATGATATTGGTATGTCATTATATGTTATGGCAAAAAATCAAGATGATGGTTTACAAATCGTAGAACAAATCTTGCCTTATTTTACTCCTGAGTATAATGTAACAATAACTCCTGTTGATGGATTTACACATAAACAAGATGTTGCTGTCATATTAAATGGTGTAAATATTGACGACCAATATGAAGGAGATTTTACAGAAAGAAGAGTATTAATATATCAACTAGACTTTGTAATGAAAATGAAGTTCTATGGTCCTACAGGAGACCAAGGTGTTATACGAGAAATTAATATTGATTTTAAAGATAAAGGTAATGTATCTGATATAATGGAACAAATGGATATAACTATCAATCCTACAACTGCAGATGAAGATGATAACTATTCAGTAGTTACAACAATAAAGGATGGAGATGAGTAAGAAAGATAAATTAACTGCAAGTCTAGAAAAGAATTTACCTACAGTAAAAAAAGATAGACCCATTAAAATAGATAAAGATGTAAAAGATGATTATGAATTTTCTCGTGCAACTTATAAAGATTTAATATATACAGGAACAAGGTCAATGGACGTACTTGCTGAATTGGCAAGAGAGTCCGAACATCCAAGAGCATTTGAAGTATTATCACAAACAATAAAAAACATTGGTGATACAACAGAAAAATTAATGAATCTTCAAAAGCAGAAAAAAGATTTACAAAAAGATGAAAGAGAAGAAGCTAAGAGAGTGACAAATAATAATATGTTTGTAGGTAGTACAACTGATTTGCAAAGGATGTTATTAAATAGAGATAATGTAATAGATGGCGAAGCTAAAGAATAATGAGTTCGGCTATCTAGGTAATCCAAACGTCAAAAGAGACGGAGTAGAAACCGAGTTTAGTAAAGAACAAATAATAGAATATCAAAAATGTATGCAAGACCCTGCATACTTTGCACGTACTTATATTAAGATTATATCACTTGATGAAGGACTAGTACCTTTTGATTTATATCCTTATCAAGAAAAAATGTTTAATCACTTTAATGATAATAGATTTAGTATTGTATTAGCATGTAGACAAAGTGGTAAATCAATATCTTCTGTTGTTTATCTTTTATGGTATGCATGTTTTCATCCTGAAAAGACAATTGCAATATTAGCTAACAAAGGTGCTGTTGCAAGAGAAATGTTGGCCAGGATAACTCTTGCATTAGAAAATTTGCCATTCTTTTTACAGCCTGGCTGTAAAGCTTTAAATAAAGGTAGTATTGAATTTAGTAATAACTCAAAGATAATAGCTTCAGCAACAAGCGGTAGTTCTATTAGGGGTTTGTCAATTAACTTATTATTTTTAGATGAGTTTGCTTTTGTAGAAAATGATGCACAGTTTTATACTTCTACATATCCTGTAGTATCAGCTGGTAAAGATACTCAGATTGTTATTACATCTACAGCAAATGGTATCGGTAATGTATATCATAAACTATGGGAAGGTGCCGTACAAAAAACAAATGATTTTAAACCATTTAGAGTTGATTGGTGGGATGTACCAGGAAGAGATGATGAATGGAAAAGACAAACTGTATCGAACACTTCAGAGTTGCAATTTGAACAAGAGTTTGGTAATACCTTTCATGGAAGAGGTAATACATTAATAGATGCAAATCATTTATTATCACAAATAAGTGTTGAGCCAGAATTTATAAAAGAAAATTTATTTATATATCATCAACCTATAAAAGAACATGAATATGTAATGTGTGTTGATGTATCTAAAGGACGTAATCAAGACTATAGTACATTTTCTGTAATAGATGTAAGTGTTCAACCTTTTGAGCAAGTTGCAGTATTTAGAGATAATAATATATCTCCGATGTTATTACCAGATATTATATACAAATACGCAAATTATTATAATATGGCATATGTCGTAATTGAAAGTAATGACCAAGGTGGAGTAGTGTGTAATGGTTTATATTATGATTTAGAATATGAAAATATGTTTGTTGAATCAAGTATTAAAGCAAATGCTCTTGGTGCTACAATGACTAAGCGAGTTAAAAGAATCGGATGTTCAAGTATAAAAGACTTAATAGAACAAAAGAAATTAAAAATAAACGATGCTCAAACAATAGTTGAAATGAGTACATTTGTAAGTAGAGGAAGTAGCTTTATGGCAATTGCGCCAAATCATGATGACCTAATGATGAACTTAGTATTGTTTGCATGGTTTACAACAACAGATGTATTTCAATCTTTAACTAATATTGATATGAAAGATATGTTATATAAAGAACGATTAAAAGCAATACAAGATGATATGTTACCTTTCGGTTATGTTGAAAGTGGAAACTATGAAACAGATAAATATAGTAAAGACCCAGATGGTAATATATGGTTCGAGCAGGAGTGGACTGGAAATGCAAAAATTTAGCGATTTTAAAGTAGAAACAAACAGAACAGTTTTAAAAGAAGAAGAGAAAACATATCGATTCGTATATCTATGGTATGATGACCCGGAAGACCCTGACGACCCAGAAGCAACTGCAGATGACTTTATAAAAGAAGGAGAAAAGTTAGGTCTTAAAGCTTTTAAAGTAGACGTACAAGGTGCTTATTCTGATTTAGAAAATGGTGTAAGGTATATCTATGATGGTATTGCAGAGAAAGAAAGAAAGTTTAAAATTGATGATAATACAATTGTATTTGTAAGAGCACCTGTTACAAAAAGAAAATCATGGTCAGACTTTTTAACTCAATTAGAAAGAGCTGGAGTGGTATGTGTAAATACCCGTGCGTGTATGGAAATTACATCAGACAAATATAGAACAAGTTTATATCTAGCTGAAGCAGAACTAAATCAACCTAAAACTGTTTTAATACATCATCCAGAAAAAGCAATAGATGCTATGGAAAGATTAGGTGGCAAATATCCAGTTATTCTTAAGACACTTACAGGTTCATTAGGTATTGGTGTTATTAAAGTAGATTCAGAAAGTGCATTACATTCTACTGTACAATTAATGTATAAACTAGACCCTAATATGGGTGTGTTATTACAAACAATGATAAATGATTTTACATTTGATATTCGTGCACATGTTATCGGTGGTAAGTTTCATGGTGCAATAAAAAGACCACAGGTTGCAAAAGATTTTAGAACAAACGTATCATTAGGGTCAAAGCCAGCACCAATAGAATTAACTGATTTAGAGATACAACATGTAGAAAAAGCTGCTAAAGCTGTTGATGGATTATGGGTAGGTGTAGATATATTCCCATCAAAAGATAGAAATAAAATACCACCAATGTTTATTGAAATTAATTCAACACCAGGTACTAAAGGTTATCGTAAAGCAACGGGGGAAAATTTACCTAAAAAAGTTTTAGAACAGTTTAAAAATAGAGATTATTGGCTTAAACCACATACATATAAATCAATGTTTGAAGATAAAGTTCAAGCAGATGATATGGTTTTTGAAGGAGACCTTGTTAAATGGTCTAGAAATGGTATAGATTATGTTCATGAGGTCATAGATATATCAAATAGTAATAATCCAGTTATAGAATTTAATTCACAAGAAGTAGAGTTAATTCGATAGAAAACATTTTATTATAAATAATAGTATTGAATATTCGTATTATGAAACATATTAACTAACTCAAAAATAGAGGAAAAAGCGATGGCATTTCAAGTATCACCAGGCGTTCAGGTTCAAGAAATCGACGCCACGAATGTAGTCCCAGCAGTATCAACCAGCATTGGTGGATTTGCAGGTGCATTCAACTGGGGTCCTGTTGACGAAATTATAACTGTCAGTTCTGAAAATGAACTAGCAGCAAAATTTGGTGCACCAGACGATTCCACAGCTAAGCACTTTTTAGTAGCAGCATCTTTCTTAAAGTATGGTAATGCTCTTAAAGTAGTTCGAGTAGCATCAGGTCACGAAAACGCGACTTCAGATGGTTCTGGAGAGCTGATAAAAAATGATGAAGATTATGATAATTCTAGTTTGAGTGTTGGTAGCTGGATTGCAAAACATCCAGGTGTATTAGGTAATAGTGTAAAAGTAGGTTTGATTACTGCTAATGTTTCTAACTTTGCAACAATCGAATATATGACAGGCAAATTATGGTCTAGCTTATTCGATTCTGCTCCAGGAACATCTGAGTATGCATCAAATCTAGGTAAAACTTCTGCTAACGACGAGTTACACATTGTCGTTATAGATGAAGACGGTGCTATTACTGGCGAAGTTGGAACAGTCTTAGAAACATTTTCATATGTTTCACAGGCTTCAGATGCTAAAAAATCTGATGGTTCATCTAATTACTACAAAGATGTTATTAATCAACAATCTGCGTATATATATTGGGCGGGTCATGACACTGACTTAACAGATGCAGGTGAAACTGTATCAGCTAATACTACATTTGTTACTAGCACAACAGCTAAAACGAGTTCACTTTCAGGTGGCTCAGACGATAACGCTCCTACAACTGGAGAAATTGCATTAGGTTTCGACCTTTTAGAAGATTCTGAAACCGAAGATGTTAATTTACTTTTTGCTGCTCCTGACGCTAATGGCGAAGAAGCAATTGCAGAAGATTTAATATCAATTGCAGGTTCAAGAAAAGATTGTATGGCATTTGTATCACCTCCAATTGAAGATACAGTAGGTAGTTCAACACCAGCGACAGATGTGAAAACATTTGCAGATGGTTTAACTTCATCTTCTTATGCTTCATGTGATTCAACAGCTCTTTATGTATATGACAAATATAACGATGTATACAGATGGATTGGAGCTGCAGGTCACCAAGCAGGATTATGTGCTAACACCGATAACGTGGCAGATGCATGGTTCTCACCAGCAGGTGTAAACAGAGGTCAACTTTTAGGAGTAACCAAGTTAGCGTTTAACCCTAAGAAAGCTGATAGAGATACACTTTATAAAGCAAGAGTAAATCCAATAGTATCATTACCTGGACAAGGTACAATATTATTTGGTGATAAAACTTTATTAAGTAGACCTTCATCATTCGACAGAATTAACGTACGTAGACTATTCATCACATTGGAAAAAGCAATTAGTACAGCTGCTAAGGCACAACTATTTGAATTCAATGATGAATTTACAAGAGCACAGTTCAGAAACTTAGTTGAACCGTTCTTAAGAGACGTAAAAGGAAGACGTGGACTTACAGACTTTTTAGTAGTTTGTGATAACACTAACAATACACAAGCGGTAGTAGATGGTAATAAATTTGTAGCAGACATTTTTGTCAAGCCTGCAAGGTCTATTAACTTTATTACATTGAGCTTCGTAGCAACAAGGTCCGGAGTAGAATTCTCCGAGATTTCAGGTTCATAGGAGATAACACATGGCAATTTTAGGCGTAGATGATTTTAAATCTAAATTAGTAGGTGGTGGCGCAAGGTCCAACCTGTTTAAAGTAACTATGAATTATCCAAGTTACGCACAAGGTGATGTAGAACTTACATCATTCATGTGTAAAACAGCTCAAATGCCTGCATCAATTATAGCACCTATCCCTGTATTATTCAGAGGTAGAACACTGCAAATAGCTGGTGACAGAACATTTGACCCTTGGACAATTACTGTAATCAATGACGTTGGTTTCGAAGTAAGAAACGCAATGGAACGTTGGATGAATGGTATTAATAATAATAACGAAAATACAGGATTATCAAATCCTACTGACTATCAAGCTGATGCAATTGTTGAGCAATTGAACAAAGGCGGAGAAGTTACTAAGAGATATGACTTTAGAGGTCTATTTCCAACTAACATTTCTGAGATAGAAGTAAGTTATGATTCAGAAAATACCATCGAAGAGTTCACTGTTGAATTCCAAGTACAATACTGGGAATCTGACACTACTTCTTAGGTATATAAATAATATTAGAGGAGGGGCAATGGTCCCTCCAATAATATGAGGTAAAACATGGCAGAATTTTTTGGATTCGAAATCAATAGGAAAAGTACAAAAGGTAAAGAATTACCTTCATTTGTACCAAAAACTGATGAAGACGGCTCAGGTGTTATTAAAGCTGGCGGTCACTTTGGCGCGTACATTGATATGGACGGTGACAAGGTCAAGAATGAAGTTGATTTAATATTAAAGTATAGAGACATTGCATCACAACCAGAATGCGATGCTGCAATTGAAGATATTATAAATGAATCGATTGTAGGTGACCATGATGAGTCACCAGTAAATCTAGTTCTTGATGAATTAGAGATATCAGACAAATTAAAAGAATCAGTAAAAAATGAGTTCGATGAAGTATTAAAGCTATTAAACTTTAATGCTTATGCACATGATATATATCGTAAATGGTACATTGATGGTAGATTACCATATCATATCATTATCGATAATAGCTCTCCTAAAAAAGGTATAAAAGAGTTAAGGTATATTGACCCAACTAAACTTAGAAAAGTAAAAGAGGTTGAGGAAAAGCAAGACCCTAAAACAGGTGCAAAAATAATAGAAAAAGTTGATGAGTTCTTTTTGTTTCAAGATAAAACAATGAATGGAGCAGAACAGGGATTAAAAATATATCCAGATGCAATAGCATATTGTACATCAGGTGTAATGGACCCAGGCAGAAAAAGAATCTTATCTTACTTACATAAGGCATTAAAGCCAGTGAATCAACTTAGAATGATGGAAGATTCATTGGTAATATACAGAATATCACGTGCCCCAGAACGTAGGATATTTTATATTGACGTTGGTAACTTACCAAAAGGTAAGGCTGAAGAATACCTAAGAGGTATTATGAATCAATATAGAAACAAATTGGTATATGATGCTAATACTGGTGATATCAAAGACGATAGAAAACATATGAGTATGTTGGAAGATTTCTTCTTACCACGTAGAGAAGGTGGAAGAGGAACTGAAATCACCACGCTACCAGGCGGCGAAAACTTAGGACAAATAGATGATATAGTATACTTCCAAAAGAAACTATATAAATCATTAAATGTTCCAGTTAACAGATTAGAACAAGAAGCTCAATTTAGTCTTGGAAGAACAACCGAGATTACAAGAGATGAAGTAAAGTTTAAGAAGTTTATAGACAGATTAAGAAAAAGATTTTCTGATTTGTTTATGCAATTACTTAAAACACAACTCTTACTAAAAGGTATTATAACCGAAGCTGATTGGAAAGAATGGAAAGAAAGTATTGCTTTTAATTTTATAGAAGACAACTATTTTTCTGAGCTAAAACAATCAGAGATGTTAAGAGAAAGGTTTGATATGTTAAGTTCTCTAGATGAATATGTAGGGAAATATATATCTAACGAATGGATACGTAAGAATGTATTACGTCAAACTGATGATGAAATTGAAGAAATTCAAAAACAAATCGACCAGGAAACTAAAGATGGTGAAAATGATGCACCAGATGGAGATGACCCACGTTGGGACGACTAATGGGACATAAGTTTTTATAAATATATAAACAAAGGAATTAAAAATGACAGATGTAAATGAATTGATAGCTAACTTAAATGATGGTAATAACGTAGCAGCTAGTAAACAGTTTAATACTATTATGGCTGATAAAATGACCGCAGCTCTTGATGCAAAGAAAATAGAAATTGCGTCAGGAATGGTTCAGCGTAAAGCTGAAGAAAAACTAACAGAGGAATAAATCCGTGCTATCATTTGTAGAATTAAGAGAGAAAGTAAAGCTTAAAGGTGGCGAAAAAGAAGTCAAATCCTATAAAGCTGGTAAGAAAAAAGACAAAGAAATTGTTATCTCTAAAAAAGGTTCTAAATATGCAGTGTATGTTGATAGTGAGTTATTAGATAACGACTATAAAAACGAAAAAGAAGCACAAAAGGCAGCAGATGATATGCTTAAATTACTAGGTATCTAAATGAAATTAATTACAGAATACGTAGAACAAAATATAGAAACGATTTGTGAACAAAAGAAAGATGGTTCTAAGGACTATTATATCGAAGGTGTGTTCATGCAATCGAATAAAAAGAACAGAAATGGTAGAATATACGAAAAGAAAACTATGGAGAAAGCCGTAGAAAAGTATATTACCGAACAAGTTAAAACAGGAAGAGCTGTTGGAGAGTTAAATCATCCAGAAGGACCAACAGTAAATCTTGATAAAGTTTCACACAAAATCACAGACCTCCATTGGCAGGGAAATGATGTTGTAGGAAAGGCATCAATCTTAAAAACCCCTATGGGAAAAATAGTCGAAGGACTACTCGAGGGCGGAGTTAAGCTTGGTGTTTCAAGTCGTGGTATGGGAAGTCTCGTTCAGAAGAACGGAGTCAGTTATGTGGGAGATGACTTTATGTTATCTACTGTAGATATTGTTCAAGACCCAAGTGCTCCAAGTGCATTCGTAAATGGAGTTATGGAAGGTGTTGAATGGGTATGGGACAACGGACTCATTCGTCAACGAGATATTGAAGAAATTGAGACTGAAATTAAAAGCGCTCCTCGTGCTAATTTACGAGAAGCTGAAATAAGAGCTTTTAAAAATTTCCTCTCTAAATTAAATCTAAAATCATAGGAGACTATTATGTCAGACGACGTTTTAAATAACGCTGAAGAAGTAGTAGAGACTGTTGAAGCTGAGCAAGAGCTCGTAGAAAATGAAGAAATTTTAGACGAGGAAACTCTTGAAGAAGCTAAAAATGATGACGAAGAAGTAAAAGAGATGGAAGATGAAGACGAAGAGGAAGTGAAAGAAGAAGCTCCTCAAGTTGAAATTCCAAAAACTAAAGCTGGCGTCATTCAGGCTGCAGTCGATATGCTTAAGAAAGCAAACGCAACTGAAGCAAAAAAACTTTACGCACAATTAGTCAAAGTTGACGGTGTTGAGCCAGAATTGAAAACATCTAAAGATGCTGAAAACAAAGTATCTAAAATGCCTGAACCAAAAGCGAAAGCTAAGGTTGAAGCAATTGATTTCGATGAAGACTTAAACGCAATCATCAAAGAAGAGGCTACATTGTCTGAAGGATTCCGTGGAAAAGCTGGTGCAATATTCGAAGCTGTACTTACAAGTAAGTTAAGCGAAGAAGTTGAAAGGCTTGAAGCAGAATATGCTCAAAATTTAGAAGAAGAGGTAACTGAACTTCAATCTTCACTAGTAGAAAAGGTAGATTCATATCTTAACTATGTAGTCGAAGGATGGATGTCAGATAACGAATTAGCAGTTACTAACGGTCTTAGGACTGAAATTGCTGAAGACTTTATGACTTCACTTCAATCAGTGTTCACAGAACACTACATAGAAGTACCTGAAGGTAAGGATGACTTAGTTGACGAACTCAACGAACAAGTTACTGAACTAGAAGATACTTTAAATAAAACCACAGAAGATAATATCAAATTACATAATTCAATTCAAAAATTTGAAAAGAATGAAGTAGTAAGAGAACAATCTTCAGGGCTTGCAGAAACTGAAGCTGAGAAACTAGCATCATTAGTAGAAGATATAGAATTCGATAACAAAGAATCTTTCGAAATGAAAGTAAAAACTGTTAAAGAATCTTACTTCCAAAATGATTCAGTTGAATCAGTGGATGAGGTAGATAGCTTATTAGGAGAAGGAACTGTTGACGTTGACGTTTCTGATACTATGGCTAAATACTCACAAGCTATAACTAATTTCACTAAATAAATAGGGGAAAACATAAAAATGTTTAACGCAGATAAAAACTTAATGGAAAAATGGGGACCGGTTCTAGAACACGAATCAGCTCCAGCTATCCAAGACAACTACAAGAAAGCTGTTACAGCTAGATTGTTAGAAAACCAAGAGGTTGCCCTACAAGAAGAAAGAGCTCAAGCACAAGGAAATTATATTTCTGAAGCTGCAGCTGCCAATAATATTGGTGGTGGAAGTATTGGTTCATTTGACCCAGTATTAATCTCTTTAGTTCGTAGAGCTATGCCTAACTTAATTGCTTATGATATCGCTGGCGTTCAGCCAATGAGTGGACCTACTGGTCTTATCTTTGCAATGAAATCAAAATACTCAACTCAGGGTGGAACAGAGGCTTTATTTAATGAAGCTGATACTGACTTCTCCGGAACAGGTACGCATCAAGCTGAACCAACAGGTTTAGGTGGCGTTGCTGACGGCGACAGTGATGGTACTATTGCAGACGAAGCTGACACTGTGTCAACATTCGGTTCTGGTTTAGCTACTTCAGCTGCAGAAAGACTTGGAGTTGGCGAAAGTGGTGATGGTGCATTCGGTGAGATGGCTTTCTCAATCGAAAAATCAACTGTTACAGCTAAGTCAAGAGCTCTAAAAGCTGAGTACACAATGGAATTAGCACAAGACCTTAAAGCAGTTCATGGATTGGACGCTGAAGGCGAACTTGCTAACATCCTATCAGCAGAAATTCTTGCTGAAATTAACAGAGAAGTTGTAAGAACAATTTTAAACAAAGCTAAAATTGGCGCACTTCAAACTTCAACTGCACTAAGTGGTGTATTTGATGTAAACACAGACTCAGACGGTAGATGGATGGTTGAAAGATTTAAAGGTCTAATCATGCAAATCGAAAGAGAATGTAATGTTATTGCTAAAGAAACAAGAAGAGGAAAAGGTAACTTTATTATCTGTTCTTCAGACGTTGCTTCAGCTTTAGCAGCTGCTGGAATGTTGGATTATACTCCTGCTCTAGCAACTAACTTAAATGTTGATGACACAGGTAATACTTTTGCTGGTGTTCTTAACGGAAGAGTTAAAGTCTACATCGACCCATATGCTACTGTTGATTTTGTATGTGTAGGTTATAGAGGAACTAACCCGTATGACGCAGGTATGTTCTACTGTCCTTACGTACCATTAACAATGGTTAAAGCAGTTGGTGAGAATGACTTCCAACCAAGAATGGGATTCAAAACAAGATACGGCATGGTTGCAAATCCATTCGTAGCTGCTGACGGCACTGGCACAGACAGAGCTAATCAGTACTTTAGAATCTTCAGAGTTGACGACATTATGGTGTAAACCGTAGTTAGTTAAATCTAATTCTTTAAAGGGACTTTTCGGAGTCCCTTTTTTTATGTGTATAAATAATAATATCCAATAAAGGATAGACATACACACACACAGGAGGATATTATGTCAAATACAAAATCAGGGTTCGAAATTAGAGCCGACTTACTATGTCAAGCACAAGGCTTACTAACAGATAATTATCAAAGAGAGGTAGATGCTATCTATGCTCATAACGATAGTTTTCCAAATGATAAAAAACCTTTACCTTTAAGAGAAATCACCGGTGAAGAAGTTATTAGAACAGCAAGACAGCTTAATGAGTTTGTAACTGAAAAGTAAACATAACGGGGTCTAACTGGCCCCACAACTTTTATAAATAGATATATGGGAACAGTAACTTCAAATAAAAATTTCTTAAGTCCAGTAGGATTTCAGTTTAAAATTAATAGTAACAATTATGGCAATTTAGAATATTTTGCTGTTGGTGCTACATTGCCTGGACTAAATTTAGTTGCTGTTGATACTCCATATCGTGGAGTAAATTTATCTTTTACAGGTGATAGGCTTACATTTGAAGACTTATCATTACGTATCAATATAACAGAAAATTTAGATAATTATATTGAAACATTTAATTGGATGCATAATTTAATACAAACAAATAATGCAGAAGACCAAAAGGTAGATGCAACATTGTTGATATTAACATCACATAATAATGTTGCTAAAGAAGTAAAATTTAATGGTGTATTTCCAGTAAGTATGAGTCCAATAGAATTTGATGCACAAGCAGATAGTATCGAATTTGCACAAATGGATATTAGCTTTCAATACACTAACTTTGAATTTGTATAAAAACACCTGTACAAATCACTAAAAATATGGTATAATAATATTATGAATAATTTGCAATCAATACTAGAAATGTGGAAGAAAGATTCAATTATAGATGAAATGAATCTAGATGAATCATCAAGAGATTCAGCTAAGCTCCACGGAAAATATCTCGAATTACTTTCTGTAAATCGAATGAAACTCAAAAAGGCCGAGCTTGATTTTAAAGTCGTTCTTAAAGACAAATGGTTACATTATAACGGTAAAATGTCTAAAGAACAGATAGATGAAAAAGGCTGGGACTATGACCCACTAAATGGTTTAACTGTACTAAAAGGTGATATGGATTATTATTATGATTCAGACTCAGTTATTCAAGAACATCAAGCAAAGATACAATATCTAGAAGAGCTTTGTTCTACATTAAAAGAAATACTTGAGAATGTAAAGTGGAGACATCAAAATATAAAGAATATGATTGAGTGGAGGAAATTCACCAGCGGAATCTAATGGATATTGTAACCGTTAAAAAGAAGAATGAGGTCTTCTTGAATATAGAATGCGACCCTTCAATTGAAATGGAACTATCAGAACATTTCCAGTTCTTTGTTCCAGGCTATAAGTTTATGCCAGCATATCGTAATAGAATGTGGGACGGTAAAATAAGATTATTTGATACTCGAAAGAAGACATTATACTGTGGACTTTTACAATATCTTAAAGAATTTTGTGATGTAAGAGGGTATAAAATACAAAGCCCTGAGGTAAGGGCTTTAGATATAGCACATTTAACACAAACAAGGGCTTTAGAGGCCTATACTAAGAATTTAGGGCTTTCCGTGAATGGAGTAGGTATAACCCCAAGGGATTATCAATTAGATGCACTCTCGTGCGCGTTATCAGATGAAAAAAGGTTATTACTATCTCCAACAGCATCTGGAAAGAGTTTAATTATATATTTAGCCATTCGATTCTTCTTAGAACACTGTGATGGACAAATATTACTTATCGTACCTACAACATCTTTGGTAGAACAAATGTATAATGATTTCGGTGATTATTCTGCCAAAGATAGTTGGTCACATGAAGAAACATGTCATAGAATATACTCAGGGCGCGAAAAATTTGGTGTAAAACAAAGAGTTATTATATCAACCTGGCAATCAGTTTATAAGTTGCCAGGCAATTGGTTCTCTAATTTTGGTATGGTAATAGGTGAT